CAGTCGGAAAGCTTCCTGATTTCCCTGGAATCAATCCGGTTTGGTTTTGTCACAAGGCAATTTGGAGCAACGTCCTTGGGCGTTTGCAATTGGCCTCCGGCGGCAACAATAAAGACGACCTTGGCAATGGTCCGGTGGTTCAATTTCTCGGCTACCCGGTTGTGTTTGTCAACGTGATGCCCAAGACGATTACCGGATCCTCGAAATTCGCACACTTCGGCGATTTGGGCATGTCGGCAACGCTTGGGATGCGTCGTCGGCTGTCGATTGCTGCGGATGCTTCGCGGTACTTCGAGCTTGACCAGATCGCCTACCGATCGACCATGCGATGGGACTGGAATTGCCACGAACGCGGAACGGCTAGCGAAGCCGGACCGATCCTGACCATCGTTGCAGCAGCCTAATTCACAACCAACAAAGAAAGCACAGGTGACATTTTGAACGACTTGCAACATTGCAAATTTGTTTCGGCGGTTAAGCCGACGGCGATTACGGATAACGCGACGGCTACGGCTGACGTTGTTGATTGTCGAGGCTTTGACTTCGTTACGTTTGTGGTCCAGCTAGGGGCCACTGATATCGCATTGACGGCGTTGAAGGTCCAAAACTCGGCAACGAGCGGCGGCAGCTATGCCGACATTACCGGAGCTACCTTCGCAGGTGGTACTGGCCTCGGCGGGGCTACGCTTGCCTTGCCAAGTGCGACCGACGACGGCCAGACTTGCGTTTTCCAGATCGACCTTCGCGGGCTCGATCCGTTTCTGAAATTGGTTGTAACTTTTGGCGATGGATCAACGGGCGGTTTTTCCGCAGCGGTTGCAATCTTGAGCCGAGCCAAGTTCCCTCCGATTACATCTGCGGCAATTGCAGACGGTGACGTTTGCATCGTGGTTTAATGCGAGTTGAGCTACTTAAAATTTGGCAAGGTTTTCCAGTCGGTCATAGGCTGGAAGACCTTCAAGACGGCGTCGCGTTGATACTGATCGAAAGGGGCATCGCCAGTGCGATTGATACCGGAGTTAGTGACGGGGCCGACAGCGGACCCGATCACACTAAGCGAAGCGAAAAAACAGCTAGAAATCGGAATAAGTGACACCACCCACGATACGCACTTGGCAGGCTTGATTCAGGCGGCCAGAGAGCAATGGGAGCACGATACCGATTCGGCTACTTGTTTCGCTACGTACAGGATTCGGATTGCACAATGGACCGATGGCGTCGAGCTACCTAAAAGCCCGATTCACTCGATCACCTCAATTCAATATTACGATGGGGCCAACACGCTCCAAACCTATCCGGCGAATCAATACCAGCTACACGTTGACGCGGTGAGGCTTGCTTATTTGCAAGTCTTGCCCGGGACAGTGGCAAGGTGGGACGCCTGGACCATAACCTATAAAGTCGGCTATTCCGAAGACGGTTCAAAAGTGCCAGCGATCGCCAAAAACGCAATGCTGATGTTGGTCGCTCATTACTTTGAAAATCGCGATATGCTGATGGCCGAATCAATGCAGACGATGAAGCCTTACGAGGCCTTGGTTCTTCGATACATGCGGAGTAGCTACCCGTGAGGCCAAAGAATCAACGCACTGGAGCACTGCGCCACCGATGCACAATTCAACAGACGACAGAGACGCAAGACGCAAGCGGGCAGCCTATCGTTTCGTGGACCTCCTACGTTGTCGACGAGCCTTGCCAATTCACGCCGACGGCTGGCATTGAATCGATGCGCGGCCGACAACTTGAGGCAGGGACAAGGGCGGTTTTTCGAGTTCGATATCGATCAGGCTACACGGTTCAGATGCGGATTGTCTACCAAGGCGAAACCTACGGAATCACGGCGGTAAACATGGTCGACGGCTTGCGAAACTACATCGATATAATCTGCGCGGCGGTGTTGCCATGAGTACTTCAATCGAAATAAACGAGGATCTTATCAGGCAGATCGGCCAAATCCCATTGATGCTTCGCAATGCTCCGTTCGGTCGATGCTTGGGTGCGTTTGCCAAGCCTGTTGCAGCGGCTTGCGAGGGTCACGCTCAATCCTCAAGGGCTACCGGGTCGCGTAAGAAATGGTCCAAGAAATTCAAGAATAACGCAGCGTTTCAAAACGATTCGCGAAAGCATTTTTCGCACAAGGTTTTCAAGGGCGGTATCGGCGTTGTCATTGGAGCGACCTGGAAAGAGGGCAATAAGCAACAGTTTGTGATGCCTTACAAAAAGGGCGAAAGCTACACGCGATACCATTGGGGCGAGCCCGGATCGCCTGTGATTTATACGGGCCGTTCTGGACGGCAGTACACTCGAATCAACCGATCGAAAGCGACCGTTGCGACATTCCCTAAAGAGCAACGCGCACCCATGCGGGCATACCGCCAGACCTCCGGGACTGCGGAAGCGGCTTTCGTCAATCAACTTCAAAAGGAAGTAAAGGAGCTACGAATTGGCTAGAAATCTACAACTCACATCCAAGGTAACCATTGCATCTAGCGGAACCGTTTCAAGTTCATTCACGCTCGAAGGTGGTCGGACGGTGCTTGCAATCAGAACGCCAACAGCGTTGACAGGGACGACGTTCACCTTTCAAGCTTCCGACGATGCAAACAACTTTTACGCACTTTACAACGGATCGAACGAGTACAGCGTAACCGTTGCTGCATCGCGATTCATCGCACTAAATACCGAAGTGATGGCCGGCGTGCGATACCTGAAGGTGGTTAGCAATTCGGCTGAGGCGGCATCGCGGGACATCATTGTAATCAACGGGGAGCTGTAAATGTCGGCGATCGGCGAAGCATTACGAACCAAGCTACTAAGCTATTCGGCGGTATCTACGCTCATCGGGCAGCGTATGTACCCCGATGCTTTGGTTCAAAACGCAACGCTTCCAGCCGTGGTTTACTACGTCACTTCGACCGAACGCGAAAGCCATTTGCAGGGCCTTAGCAAGCTAGCGCACGCACGATTCACGATCGAGTGCTACGCCTTGACGCGAACCACGGCAAGTGCGATCAGTCGAGCGATTAGAGATACTGGAATCGATGCCTTTCGGGGCGTTGTCAGTTCACACACCTTTTGCGGGATCGATTTTGATTCCGGCGATGAATACATTCAGGAGCCGCCAACAGACGGCAACCAGGAACATCGGTACATAGTTTCGTTTGATATGTTGGTCCATTACAAGGAGCCTTAAACATGGCAGCATTGACAGTTGCGGACACCGGACTCGGAGCGACGATTTCGGGGACCGGTTTGATTACTACTCAAATTAAATCCATTGGCGAAATGACGATCGGCGTAGATACGCTGGACATTTCGCATCTCGGCGTTACTGGATTTGAGTTGCTTAGGCCTTCGGACCTTCGCAAAAATCCAGACGTTGACATCTCGCACAACTGGCTAGGGGCAGCGCCACCTCTTACGACGCCAATGATACCGACTTCGGAGCCTTACGCTGGAATTGCAACGGTTATAACCTTGCCTGGTGCCGGGTCTTTTCAGGGCACGGCATTCGTCAAGGAAGTCAAGACGCCAAAGCTCGGCAAAGGCGAGGTCATGGTCGGAAGCTACAAGCTACAGTTCGACGGAGCTTCCGGGACTCAACTTACTTTCACACCGGCATAGGAACTAACATGAATTTCAAATTGAATCGGCAGCGCGGAATTACGGTTGCGGGAGAATGGATCGACTTGAATCAGTGCCAAATTCGCGTCGGAGAGACGCTTGTCGGGTACTTGATTTTTGGAGAGCAAACGCAAATCCTGCCCTTGCTGCACTTCCCGCATGACGCCTTGACGGATGCTGAGCTAGCCAACATGGCATCGGAGCTTGAGGCGATACAAGGCTACCCTGCAAAAGTGCAGCGACCCGAGCAGCTTTCAAGAGAGTTCGCACGGCTAGCACTTGAGGAAATCGCACAAGCAAAAGAGGAAGACGATGAGTAGCCAAGACGATTTTTTGAGCCTTACCTGGCGTGATTTGGCCGTCGAGCCTGTCACGGTCAAGGGCAAGCAATACTTTATCCATGAGCTATCCGAATCGGATGCGGCCAACATGGAAGTCCACTTGCAGACCAAACAGGGATACGACTGGGCCTCGCATCGGCGGGTTATGGTTGCCTACTGCCTTCGGGACGAATCAGGCCAGCGGGTCGTCACGGATCCTAACGTACTTCGAGACCTTCCCAGGTCGGTTGTTGGGCCTCTTTACGATCAGTGCCTAGAAATCAACAAGTACGACCAAGGCGAAATCGAGGCCCTTGCAAAAAAATCAGAAAGAGCCGGCGCCTAAAAGTGGCGTTTAGGCTCTGCCTGAAATGGGGGATACAGGATCCGGCGGCGTGGATGCAAAGTCTACCCGCAGGGGCCCTTAACCAGTGGCTGGCGTGGGACATGGTCGAACCAATGGGGGAACGCTGGATGCAGACCGCAAAGCTCTTGGAAGCCCTCTATTTGCCCCTCTACGCACGCGCCGACGAGGAACCGCCCGATGCATCGGATTTCATGCCGGATCGATTTTACAGGCCCAAGGTTAGCGCAGCCTCGATTCTCAAGCAGTCGGCGGAATCCTGCAAGGCGATGGCGAACCAAGTGAAATCGATGTTCGGATTCGGAGGCAAGTAGATGGCGCAGACGATTAACGTAGCGAATATCCGAATCGGGATGAATGCTGACGGCGGCGAGTTCACCCGAACCGAATTGCGAAGCATGACTGCCATCCTAAAGCAGTCCGAGCCACCGCTTGATAAGTTCCGGGCTCAAATGGCATCGTTTGAGAAGGGGCTACGCGAAGGTGCGATAACCATCCAGCAATTCGTGCAGGCCGAAAACCACCTAATCGCCAAGTACGGTATCGCGACTCAACAGACCGAACAGCAGACAGCAGCGACCAAGCGACTAGCCCAAGCAACACAAGACGCATCGAGGACGGTTGACGGTCAAGCAATATCGCTTCGATCACTTCAGGCGGCAGCAGGCCAATACATCGGCATCGCGGCAGGGTTTCAGGCAATCAAGAAATCCGTCTTGCTTGCGACCGAGTTAGAAAATAACGCGATCGCTTTCGAGGTTATGACGGGATCAGCATCTAGGGCTAACACGCTCCTAAAAGAATTCAAACTTCTCGACGTTCAAAGCCCATTGAATTACGGAGAATTCGCCAGGGCCGGGCAGACGTTGATGCAGTTCGGTGTTGAATCGACGCGGGTATCTCAGCATCTTGAGCGGCTAGCGGCGATCAGCCTTGGCAATCGCGACAAGTTCCAAAGCCTTTCGCTGGCCTTTGGGCAGACCCAAGCAGCGGGCCGATTGATGGGGCAAGAAGTCTTGCAGATGATTAACAGCGGATTCAACCCGCTACAGGAAATCAGCCGGACCACTGGTATCAGCATGGTCGAGCTAAAGAAGCGAATGGAAGACGGCCAGATATCCGCCGAGATGGTGGCAAAGGCATTCCAGACGGCCACATCGGAGGGCGGTCTATTCTTCGGCATGAATGAGCGGCTATCGCAATCCATGTCCGGCCAGTTCGCCAAGATGGAAAGCGAAATTAAGGCGGCGGCGATCAGTCTTGGAACGGACTTGATGCCGATGCTCAAGCAGGTTACTGGAATGCTTAGAGAGGGCATTGGAGGCGAGGGCGGCGGCGAACGCGGTATTATCGGATTCAACATCAAGCTAGCTTCCGATGCTTATGCATCGCTGTTTGCGGGTATCGGAACCGCCGTTGAAAGCGCGTCCAAGTCGGTTCGGAATATCGACCTGACTTCGGGCCTTGTCGGCGCGGTAATGGATGGGCTTAATGCGACCCTAGACAAGAGCCAAGAAATCAAAGACGCGGAACTAGACCGAGAAGCGGCGTTGATTAGGGCGGCTAACCAAGAGGGCGAGATAGCCAAAAAGAAAGCCGAGCAAGTAGAGCAATCAAAGCGGCTTGCTGAGGCTGAAATGGAGCGAACTAGGGCCGAGAATCTCCGAGTGAACACACTCAAGGCGGATATCGAATTTCAAAAGAAGGCTTTTGGCGACCTATCCAAGCTTCGCGAAGAATACGACAAGCTCACACTAGGCGACGATGAGGCAAGGCGGCAAAAGCAGTCCCGCGACGGATACAAGCAGCAAGACATCGAGCGTTTCGACAACATGAAAAAGCTAGTCGACGCCGAGAAGCAACGCAAAGACGCGATGAGCGAATCGGCGGCGATCGAAAAAGAAATGATGAGCGATAAACAAAAGGCAACAGCGGAAATCCAAAGGCTACGGGGCCTCTTCGCTCAATTGACGCCAGAACAGCAAGCCGGATCGATGGGGCAAGCGAACATTGCCAAGCAGGCCCAGGTCCAGCAAAAGCTATCGGACCCGGCGGCAGACATCGCCAAAAACATCGCCCCCGCCTTAAAAGCCGGATCCAAAGAGGCCTTTGCATTCTTGCTTAACCAGCGGACGGACGCAGCGGAAAAAGCAGAGCGGAAAAAATACCAGGATCAGATGCTTATCGAAGCTCGAAAGGCTAACGAACTTGCATTGACGGCACCACGATTAGCGGGGGCAAGGTAACACATGGCTAACGAATTGGTGGGCGCGGAATTACGCAAGGGGTCTGGATTTGCTCGCAAGGGGCAAGGCTTTCAACTCATCCTCGGGGAGACTTGGAACTACCGAGTAGTAACCGATCAGGTTACCAGCAACCGCCAGAGCATCCTCTACGATACACCTGGACTCCCTCGGGCCGGATTGCTTTACGGGCCACTCGGCTTGATTTGCGATAGCGTGGACTGCGACCGAGAAGAAAAACACGCTCTTTACTGGAATGTCACGGCTCGATTCCAGACGGGGACGGAAGAACAAAAGCAAAATTCGGAAAACAATCCAGACCCGGCAACATGGATACCGATATTCAAAATCGATTCGTTTGTGACTAAGGAAAAGATTCTTGCCAAGGATCGATCCAGCCCGGCTAAATACCCAGTCAATTCAGCGGGAACGCCATTCGATCAACCGCTCACAGATACATCGAGTTTTTGCCAATTTTCTTTCGTTCAGTTCGACGACCCAGGGCTAAAGCTGAAAAACTTTCTTGATCGAAACGACATTGTGAACAGCACGGCGTTCACGGCATTGGGCCAGACGTTCGCAGCTAGAACCCTGCTCCTAGAAGTGCAAGAGGCTGAATTAGGCTCGTATGCGGGCTATGCGGCATGGAGAGCTAAGTACAAGGTGACCTATGACCCGGACACGCACGATGAAAAGCGGGCCGACATAGGGCCGTTTTACAAGTCGGGCGGGCAAACGCTGCGATACATGGACTCGACGAATACTTTCCCGATGGTAGGTCCGCTCAACGGATCAGGGGCAAAGGCAACCGACCCAGCCGAGTTGTCTTTTCGGTGCAAAAAGGAAGTTGAATTTTCCACCATAATCAGGACTTCCTAGAATGGCCGATACAACGCTTTACGCTTTCAACAATGCCGACAGCCAGGCCTTACTTGGCATGATCGGAGCGACGAAGCCAAGCGGCTCTATCGAGTCGGATTTGGTATCGAATGCCGATATCCTTGTGGCGGTTGCTACGTCGACGATCACGGCTAGGGCAGGAACTACGCTCGGCGTAGGGACGGCATCGGCTAAGCAGATTTCAGATGCTAGGGTTTTGTCGAATTTATTCGGGTCGGACATCGAGGTTTTGAATGCTGGTTCAGCGATCGCCAGCGGGGCTAGTCTAATTTGCTTTCGAGTTGGCAATCGTTGGATTGGCGTGGAGATTTGCTAAATGGGAACTATGGGCCGATGTTGCTGTCCTTGCGAATGCTTGCCAGCCGGCGAACTACCTAGCGTTTCGATCACTGGCATGACAGGCGGCGATTGGGTCGATACGCCATGTTGCTCTACCAAAATTTTCACGTTCAACACTACGCCGGCCACCAGCACAACCTGCCTAGCGTCTCACCATGTAGCGTCATATTCGACTACACTTGAGGCCGACATCTACGCGACAACAAACGCCAAGCCGCCTTTGTTCAGCACGGAACAAGCATTTCCGTTGCCCCTAGAGTATTGCTGCGAATCTGGCGGCACTTTTGCAGGGACACTTTCGGCATCATGCTCGGGATCCGAGGAGCAAAAGCTAAAGGTGACTTACCGGCCAAAGCATATCGAAGTAAGAGCAAGCAGGCAGGCGGTTACTTGCGACGGCGTGACGACTTGCAAGCTCGTCTTGTCGACCGATTACGTTTATGACTACGGATACCAAGAAATGGTTATATCAGGCAACGCTCGATCTTGGGAGGTTGTTGCAGGAACTGAAAACGAATGCTTCGAACAAGGCGATCCGGCGCTCGGGTGCGAAGACAGCGAAGAAACCCTGCCGGGTGAATTCGACTGCGATACCCCTGTAGCGATGACGCTAACCTTCCGATTCACGCGAGTTAAGACCTATGACGCTTGGCCGACAGGGCCAGAGGTGTTCAATAACGACGCGATCCCGGACGAGGGTTGCACCATCGAAATTTGCAATAGAGAAGAATACCAAACGCAAGTTTGCATTTCGGCTACCGGGTCCACCTGTCCCTATAACTGCATACCGGCTAGCGTAGTTGAGCAAACATGGAGAGGGGTCAATCAGTGCGACGGATTGCAAGAGCAGTATATTTTTTCAGGGTGCGACACTCCGTTTCCGACGGTAGATTTTATTGGTGACAACGAACCTGACGACAGGCTATGCCCAGAGATAAGCCGCATGGTTCTCGATTTTGTAGAGGGCTCTTGCGATAGTTCAATAACCCGATACGCAAGATGCGGGCTGGGCTCAACGACAGCTGCCTACTTCACAATACTTTCCAATGAATTCACCCCAGGCGACGGAACGCAATCGGACACCTTTGGCGGTTGCATTGTCGGGCCGCAGCCATACCCTGAGGATTGTCAATTCCTATCGCCTTGCGGGCTTGATGGGTTTGCAGTTTCTCGATTCGGTACATTGTTCGGCGACGTAACTGACTACAGCTATACAAGCACTTGCACAAACACAACCCAAAGCCTTTGCGTGAATGCACCGACATGGACAATCATATTCGCATAAAAACCATCGAGGTTGTAAGCGGTGTCCCTGGCATCGTCGAGCGATCGTACAAGATGGACGGCAGAAGCAAGCTTCGAGAAAAGCTTGAAGCGGTGCGTAATGCTTGGGCGTCTTTGCACGATGGCAGCATAAAAACCATCGAGCAATTAACCGAATGGGAACTGCTTATCCCCCAATACGGTTGCTCTTGCAAGCGATTCTATGCCGAGTGGAAAGCGGCCAACCCCCCCGGCTTCACCTCCCCCGAAGCATTCTTTGCCTGGGGCGTTCGGCTACACAACGCCGTCAACGCGAAGCTCGGGAAGCCCGAAATCACGATCGACGAAGCCTATTCTATTTGGAGAAAATCAGATGGCTTGGAAGTTAAAGCGGATATCGAACAACGTCCATGAAATAACGATTGACCTAAACCGAAACAAAGACTGGGAGCAATGGGTCTTGCTTCGGTCGGATGTTCATCACGATAACCCAAAATGCGACCAAGACCTAGAACGGCAGCACTTGCAAGAGGCCGTCGAGTACGACGCACCCGTCATTGATAACGGCGATTTATTCTGCGCGATGCAAGGGCGATGGGATAAGCGAGCGGATAAATCAGCACTCAGGCCAGAGCATCAAGGAAGCAACTATTTCGATTTGCTTGTCGAGACGGCGGCGGACTTTTACGAGCCATTCAAGAGCCACCTAGCGGTACTAGGCAGGGGCAACCACGAGACGGCAATGACCAAGGCACACGAGACGGACCTGACGGATAGATTGGCATCCCGTTTAAGGCATCGCGGCGGTATCGCCGAGGCTAGCGGGTACGGCGGTTGGGTTATCTTCCGGTTTAAGGATATCGGCCAATCAGGGCCAAGGGCAATTAAGGACAACGTCATACTTCACCACTACCACGGCACGGGCGGCGGCGGGCCAGTGACGCGCGGAACGATCCAGACGAATCGCCTAGCGGTATTTACACCCGATGCTCAGATCGTACTAACCGGCCACACTCACGACGAATGGCAACTACCGATCAGGCGGCAACGGATCACGATTTACGGGGGCATTTATCACGATGAGCAGCTACACATCCGGGTCCCGGGATACAAAGACGCTTGGGGCGATGGCGATCACGGCTGGGAAGTCGAAAAGATGCTAGGCCCAAAGAACATCGGCTCGGCGTGGCTCAAATTCTATTGGGACTGGCGGGCCGGTTGCGTTCGGTACGATTCGCAGAGGGCGAAATAGTGAAAGCCATTATCCGCAAGCAAACCTGGACTATCCGCGACGACACAAGGCCGGATGAATTTGGCTATTGCGACCTCGAAGGCGATCGGGGCCAGCCCAGGACGATCGGCATTCGCTCAGGGCTCGATGAAGGGCAAGACCTAGATACAACGCTTCACGAATGCTTACATGCAGCATTGCCGGACTTGTCCGAAGAGGCGGTGACGGAAATAGCTAGCGACCTAGCCAGGGTGCTTTTGGCCCGTGGTTTCGGGCGATCCTAGCCACCTGGCCAAAAAAACCACAATCTTTTTTCCCTGCGTTTTCGTTGGCGAAACGCATGT